ACGTGCTATTGCACAAGAATTTAAGTGTCCAGTCTGGACAGCATCCCAAACAAATAGGACAGGATTGAACGCAGAAGTTGTAACTATGGAATCTATTTCAGAAGCATTTAACAAGTGTTTTGTGTCTGACTTTATTTGCTCTATATCAAGAACAATTAAAGATAGAAATGCTAATACAGGAAGAATATTCATAGCAAAAAATAGAAATGGACCAGATGGCTTAGTGTTTCCAATATTCATGGACACAAGCAATGTAAGTATTAAAGTATTGGCACGTGCTGATCGGCCTGTTGTTGCCGCCGGCGGAAAAGCAAGTGACTATGGGAAAGCACTAAAAGAAAAATATAAAGAAATGAGAAAAGCAAAAGCAAGATTATAAGGGAGGAATAACTAATGGATATAGCTAGCAAAATTTTATCAGATATTACAGTGCATATGAAGTACGCGAAGTATGTTCCTGAATTAGAACGTCGTGAGACTTGGAGCGAACTAGTTACTAGGAACAAAAACATGCACATCAAAAAATACCCTCATTTAACGAATGAAATAAATGAGGCTTATAATTATGTCTATGAAAAAAAAGTTTTACCATCTATGCGATCCATGCAATTTGGCGGCAAGCCGATTGAAGTGGCACCTAACAGGATATACAACTGCGCTTATATGCCTATCGATCATCTCGCTTCTTTTTCTGAGTGCATGTTTCTCCTTCTTGGGGGCACTGGTGTTGGATATTCTGTTCAAAGGCATCATGTTGATAAGCTCCCGGAAATTCAGAAGCCGAATTCAAAGCGCAGTAGAAGATTTCTTATCGGTGATTCAATCGAAGGATGGGCCGATGCAGTAAAAGTTTTAATGCAATCGTACTTTAAAGGTGGCTCAAAAATAAAATTTGATTTTTCTGATATCCGTCCGAAGGGTAGCAGACTAGTTACAAGTGGAGGTAAAGCTCCCGGCCCTCAGCCGTTAAAAGAATGTCTCCTCAAGGTGCAAGGTATCCTTGATGAGAAGGACAATGGTGACAAACTTGAGCCTATCGAAGTACATGATATCATTTGCTATATTGCTGATGCTGTTCTTGCCGGGGGGATCCGTAGGGCTGCTCTTATTTCACTTTTTTCCGCAGAAGATGAAGAGATGCTTGCCGCAAAAACAGGTAACTGGTGGGAAACAAACCCACAGCGAGGAAGAGCAAACAATTCAGTTGTCTTGATGAGGCATTTAATTACAAAAAAATATTTTAATAAAATTTGGGAAAGAGTGAGAGAATCAGGATCTGGAGAGCCTGGTTTTTATTTTTCGAATGATAAAGATTGGGGCACTAATCCGTGCTGTGAAATTGCTTTGCGTCCCTATCAGTTTTGTAATTTGACCGAAATTAACTCCTCTGATTTACAGTCTCAGCAAGACTATGAAGCACGAGCTAAAGCCGCAGCTTTCATAGGTACTTTGCAAGCTGGTTATACTGACTTTCATTACTTAAGAGATGTTTGGCGTAGAACTACTGAAAAAGACGCTTTAATCGGTGTGTCAATGACAGGGATTGCATCTGGTAAGGTTTTAAATTTGGACATGAAATCAGCTGCCTTGGTAGTTAAGAAAGAAAATTGTAGAGTAGCAGCTGAAATTGGCATAAAGCCAGCAGCAAGAACAACTTGTGTGAAGCCAGCTGGCACCACATCGCTAACCCTGGGAACATCATCTGGTATCCATGCCTGGCACAATAATCATTATATTAGAAGATTAAGAGTGGGTAAAAATGAAGCTATCTACACTCACTTACAGATTTATCATCCAGAACTTATTGAGGATGAATTTTTTAGACCGCACGACACAGCTGTTATTGAAGTACCTCAACGTGCGCCAGAGGGAGCGATAACGAGACAGGAGCCTAGTGTTGAGCTTTTAAGTAGGGTAAAGAAAGTTTCTGATGAGTGGGTTAAAACTGGACATCAAAGAGGGCAAAATACTCATAATGTTTCAGCAACGATAACTGTTAAAAAAGATGAGTGGCAATCAGTAGCTAACTGGATGTGGGAAAATAAAGATTTTTATAATGGTCTTTCAGTTCTCCCACATAGTGATCATACATATAAACAAGCACCTTTTGAAGATTGTAGCGAAGATGAATATAATCAAAAGCTTAAATCATTATCACAACTTGATGTCTCAAAAGTGATTGAAATTGAAGACAACACAGATTTGAAAGGTGAATTAGCATGCGCCGGCGGCGCGTGTGAATTAGTTTAACATTTTTAAATCTGTCACTATAATATATCTAACAAGGAGAAAAAATGACTGATCTTACAACAAAAGAATATGTAGTAGAGTATATTAAAGCATTAAAAGCGATTGAAGATGAGATGGAGCCATATAAGGAACATAAAAGAGATTTAAGAAAAAATTATGTACAAAACGGTTGGCTTACAAAAGATGAAATGCGTCAAGCAGTTAGAGCTTTTAGAATGTTAAAGAAAGGTGATAACGTAGATCAATTTGTTGATATGTTTGATGAAATTTCAAAGAAGGTCGGTGCTTGATATGATTTACCCAATTAATAAATATCTTGTTGTGGAGCCTCTTGAGGAGGTTAAGAAAGATTCTGGTGTTCTAGTTCCACAAGATGTTGAAATTGATAATTCACCCTATAAATTATTGACTATAGTTGAGCCACACGTAGATTCTAGGCTGAGGAAAGGTATGAGGATTGTTGCGCCGTCTCATATGGTTGAGAAAGTATCTTTTTTTGGTGAGCAGCACTATTTAATACTCGAAAATCACGTTATGGCTTTTTACGAAGCATAACGATTACAAGGAGTTAGTTTATTATGACTTATATGTACACATTATTTATTGCAGCTGCTCTTAGCAGCCCACAAAATATTGAATACGCTAATTTTATTAAGCCAATTCAAAATAATTCACAACAAATTATTTCTTATGAGGAAATACATGATGAGGCTTTATTTAATTGCCCATTCTCTAGAGTTAGCGTGGAAAAGCAAAAAATTATATCAAAATTAATTGAAGTTGAAAAATCTTTTAACTTACCGCCTAATTTAAGAGGTATGTTGTTGGCTGCAGCTTGTCATGAGTCTGGCTATGAGACATCAGCTAAAGGCGATTATAAGGTTGTAAAAGGAAAAAAGAAAGCTATGGCCTTGGGTCTTTTTCAAATGTGGCCATGGTGGGAAAGATACTACAAGATTAGCCGCACTCATGTTGAAGATTCCGCTGATGCATATATGAAACATATAAAAAAGATGTATAAAAAAGTTAATAGAAAATGCAATATAAGAACTGATACAAAGAAATGGCTAGCTGCTTGGGCAACTGCAATAAGAGCACCAAAGCCTGGTGGAAGATGCAATGAAAGACCTAAATTTTATAGAATCTTAAAAAGATGGCACAAAAATATTCAAAATTACAGAGAGTCAGACAGCAAAAGTTGTGATGGAAAGGAAACTTGTGGATGCTGACTTATACTTTCAAGATGTTGTCATTGGTGCTGATTTAGATGCTGTTACATTTGCTCATCAAAACAAATATTTCTTAATTAAGAATCGCTCTCCATACCATCATTCATATGAGGACATTGAGCAAGAGTGGGCTAAAAAAATATATCAACTTTACGAGATGGCTCTTGTGCCTTTTGTAGACAAATCTAATGTTATAAGAGTATTTTTAGAAGAAAAAATTATTAAGGTTTTTACAGATCGTAACGTATATACGGTGAGATACGACAGGTTGCATTTATATGATGACGAGAATCTTGAAGGTGTCTCACTGAACCGGGAGCTACTTCATTACCGCGTAATTGATTGGTTTGATTGCCAGGGGTTGTATAATATTGAAAACTTACCAATATCAACTAGCGAAAAATTTGTTAGTAATATACAGTTTTTCTTATCTAAAAGAATAGATGGCAACCAGAAGTACTATGACCTGTTTTGCGAATCATTTTTAACAGAGGAGCAGTTAAAAAAATTTGATTATAGTGATACAATGGCTAGGTTTAAGATTGTAGACACGCTTAAGAAAAAAGGAATTTCAAATCCTAGGATGTCTTCTTGGAAGAGAGACATATTTCCAATATATAAGACTATTTAATATCATGGAACTTTTATTTGAAAATTGGCGTGATTTTCTCGCTGAAGCAAAATCAAATGAACTTAAATTTATTGGAGTTTGGGTTGATACCGATCAGGTTCATAGATCAGTCTACATGGATGTAGCAAACAAAACGGCATATTACACTAGCACCGGCGGCGGCGGATATACTAAGCGTGGCGATCTTGTGCAGTTTGGTGGGATATCAGAACTAGATTTTCATTTTGATCTTGGTACGGGCAAAGCAGACCCATGGACACCAAAAAAAGTTCAGCAGTTTTTTAAAGATAAAAGCCCTAAACAAATAGAGTTTGAAAAAAAAGCCCTCTTCCAGCGAGGCGAGTGGGTGATTAAAAACCCTGCAGGAAAAGATGTTGGTGATTTGCCCGGCGCTAAAAGAAATTTTATGGCTGAAGACGCTTACTATAAAAAGGTAAGCAAGGGGAAGGCTTCGTTTTTAACGCCTAAAAAGATAAATAGAATTTTAAAAAGATATGGCGCAATTAAAACTAAATGGATAGCTCAATGGAAAATTAAAGATGCTACATTTCCAGGCCTCATGAAAGGTAAGCTTTTTAAACCAAAAACTCAGAAGTCGCTGGATCCAAAAATTGAAAAGAAAATCAACAAAGAGCTTGAATTACTTGGGCGGCTGAGTGATCCAGAGACACCCCGCCCACAAACATTTAAGGAGTTTGTAGCCAAATGGTCTACAAAAATACCTGGTTTAGGCCGAATATTTAAATTTTTATTTGCGTCAACAGTTGCAACTATGGTTGTATCTGAGGCGGAAGAGGCATATGCAAAAGGAGGGCCAGAAGCCGCAGCTAAAGTTTATGCTGATAACGCAGCCGACTGGATACCGATTATAGGTGATGTAAAAGGTGGCGTCGAAATTGCCCTCGCTTTAGCAAGTTATTTTGGAGAGGATATCGCAACTCTTGGGGGCCTGCTTCCATATCGATCTCGCCCAGATGCTTCGGGATGGCCGGGAGATATTGAAGATTATCCAGGCGAATATTCAAGCGCTCGCGAACCAGAGACACCAGAGGAAGAGATAGGTCCGGTGCCGTAGAAGAGGTAAGATTGAAGAAACATCTCGCAGGTATTATTCCTGTGTCAGGATTAAAATCTGACTTTAACATGCCATGGCATGAAAGCCTTATGCCAATTGCCCCAAACTATTTGGCAGTTGAGCGCTCTGTGCTTGAGTGTGCATATGCTGGCTGCAATACAATATGGATTGTGTGCAGTGATGACGTCACCCCTTTAATCAGATATCAGGTTGGTGAAGCGATACAAGATCCTGTGTATAATTACAGGCATTTTGAGCACAACAAGAAAGATTTAAAACGCCCGATAAGAATATATTATGTACCGATTAATATAAGGGATATAAATAAAAGAGATAACTTAGCTTGGTCGGCTATTCATGGCGCAAAAACTGCTAATAAAATATTACGAAAGATAAGCTCTCATTTGTCGCCAGATAAATTTTGGATTTCATGGCCTTATGGATATTACAAGCCAGATGTCATGCGCGCCTCTAGAAAGAACATATCTAATAGCAACGTGGCAATATGCTATAATAATCAAACAGTAAAAAACAATATGTATTTGGGCCTCACTTTGGATATGCGACAAGTAGAAAAATTGATCGATGAATCCAGAACAAGATCAACGGGCCTGTGGATTAATCCTGAGACAAGAGAAAAGAAACACTCAGTTGATGAAAGGTATTGCTATAAAAATTTTGATCTGCAAGAAGTGTTTGAAACACTAGATTGTTCTAATTATAGTGAGTTTAGTATTGACAGTTACTATAATTTAGACAACTGGCTTGACTATTGTAAATTTATATCACACAACCCATTAATAAAAAAACCAAAAATTCTTAAGTCTATTGAATGGAATGAACTTGGTTACGATGAGGAGGATTGAAATGTTTAAACACTTAAAAGAAAAAAAAGTAAGTTATTTGAGCCATCTAGTTTTTGCTCTTGGTATCGCCTGGAGGCTTTCTATATCGTCATTATATTTTACCATTCATGCTATATTTCCACCTTTTCCAATTCCATATAGTTTGAATTTAGAATCAATGGCTCTTTACTTATTTGAAAAAAATAATGATCTGGAAAACTAGTTTACTTCGTTCTTCTTGTTGTTATTATCTAAAAGCAAGATAAGCGGAGGCATATTAAATTGACTAGAGTAAAAAGTGACATCCCTTTTGTGGGGCTTCATGCGCACAGCGTAGCAGGTTCAGTATTTGATGGTTTTGGTTACCCACAAGACCACATGGATTTTGCATATCAGAATGGGATGAGTGCGCTAGCACTAACTGATCATGGCAACATGAATGGTATGTCCTATCAAGTGCTACATGCCAAAAAAATGAAGGCAGAGGGCAAAAACTTTAAACCTATTTTTGGTGTTGAGGCTTATTTTGTGCCCTCCATTGAAGAGTGGAAGGAAGAATATGAAAGAATTAAGGCGGATAAAAAGCAGGCAAGAAAAATTATTGATGATACGGATAAAGTTTCTATTGAAGACGAAAACGCTTCAAAGAGCAAGACTAAAAACAAGGTCAACTCGAAGGGCCATATTGTTCTGGTAGCTCTAAATCAGACAGGCCTTAATAATATTTTTAAAATTGTTTCTGACTCGCACCGTGGAGATAATTTTTATACAAAGCCTAGGCTAGATTATAAGATGCTTGAAGAATACGGTGAAGGCATCATTGCATCCTCCGCGTGCCTCGGTGGTGTTTATGCGCAAAACTTCTGGGATAACCATGAAGATGGTGAGGAAGCCATCCTTGACTCAATGCGAGAGACAACTAAGCGTATGATGGAGGTACTAGGAGATCGTTGGTATGGCGAGTTGCAATGGAATAATGTACCCAATCAGCACAGACTCAACCAATATGTTATCCAAATGCATAAAGAATTTGGCATTGAGCTTATCTCAACAGCTGATAGTCATTACCCTAGCCCAGAAGCGTGGAAAGATCGAGAGTTATACAAACGCCTAGGCTGGTTGGGATCTAAATTACCCGAGTGGGCTAAGACTGAACTTCCAATTGAAGTTGATGAAATGGGCATGGAGCTTTATCCTAAGAACGGTGATCAGATGTGGGCTTCTTATAAGAAATATTCTGAGGAATGTGAATTTGTTTATGATGATGATCTAGTTTATGATTCTATCGTTAAAACACACTGGATCGCCAACAATCGTATTGAAGATTTTATGCCTGATGACACAGTTCGTCTCCCTGGCTTTGTTGTGCCAGATGGAGCCACTGCATCTGAAACTCTTATCAAAGAGTCAATTAGTGGTTTGCGCAACTTTGGCTTTGAAAATAATCAAGAATATATTGATCGTTTAAAGCATGAGCTAACTGTTATTAATGAGCGCGGCTTTGCGAAGTATTTTTTAACCATGAAGGCGATTAGTGATGTAGCTAATGAGCATATGCTAGCTGGCCCAGGTCGCGGATCTGCAGCAGGCTCCTTGGTGGCATATGTGCTTGGCATCACTCAAGTCGACCCGATCAAGTATAATTTGCTATTTAGTCGTTTTTTGCGTTCAGACGCAACTGACTATCCAGATATTGATTATGACGTCAGCGATGCGTTTGGCCTTAAAGAAATCTTAGCGGAAGAGTGGGGTGAAACCACAGTTGTGCCTATTTCTAATTTCAATACATTACAACTACGATCGCTAATTAAAGATATTAGCAAGCTTTATGATATCCCCTTTAAAGAAGTCAATGCTGTGACAAGCCGAATGGTTCGCGAGGCTACCCCAAAAGCAAAAGCCGATCGCGGAATACGAGCAGGCATGTATACACCAAATTTTGAAGAGGTAATGAAATATTCAGAGTCCTTAATTTCTTTTATGGATAAATATCCAGATGTTAAAACACATGTTCAGGCACTTGTTGGCCAGGTTCGTTCTACCAGTCGTCATGCTGGCGGCGTTGTGATCGGTGAAGATCTAGATAGACATATGCCGCTTATTTGCTCAGGTGGAGTTATGCAGACTCCATGGTCAGAGGGCCAAAACGTTAGGCACCTTGAGCCTCTTGGACATATTAAATTTGACATTTTAGGATTATCTACTCTAGATATGATTCAATCAGCTGTTGCTCATGTTTTAAAGAGACATCATGGGGTTGACAATCCAACTTTTGCTGATGTTAAGCAGTATTATGATAGTAAATTACATCCGGATGTTATTGATTTAAACGACAAAAAAGTTTACAAAAATATTTTTCATAAAGGCAAATTTGCTGGTGTTTTTCAGTTTACTAATACCGGGGCACAAAGACTCAGCATGAAGTCAAAGCCAACAGATATTATTGATATTTCTGCCATTACATCTATTTATCGTCCAGGGCCGCTAAGTGCCGGCGTTGACAAACTTTATGTCAAAGCAAAGAAAAGTGGAGATACTTTTTACCATAATGATATTATTGAAGAAGTAACTAAAGAAACACACGGCTTTCTTATTTTTCAAGAACAGATCGCATTGTTGGCTCACAAATTAGGCGATGGGATTACTCTAGAAGAAGGTAACAAACTGAGAAAGCTCCTAACAAAGAAAGGAACAGGCAAAGGTAATGAAGAAAAGATTAGTATTAGAGATAGGTTTATCAAAGGCTGCGTTAGCCACAGGATGGCTAAGAAAGATGCAGAGGACTTATGGCAAAAATTTGAATATTTTTCTGGATATGGCTTTAATAAGTCTCATGCTGTTTCTTATTCTATCTTATCATACCAGTGTGCTTGGCTCCTAAATTATTATCCTGAGTGCTGGATGGCTGCTTTTCTAGATAAAGAACCAGAATCTAGAAAAGAGGCCGCTATTTCTTTAGCTCAAAAATTAGGTTTCTATATTGAAAGTATTAATGTTAATACCTCAACAAGACAATGGGAGATTGGCGATGATGGATTAACTCTTATTCAGCCGTTTAGCTCAATTAAAGGACTGGGAGATAAAGCTATCGATCAGATATTAACCAATCGACCTTTTAAAAATATTGAAGATATTTTGTTTAACGACAACATTGTTCATGCTAAGCTTAATAAAAAAGCTTTAGATGTATTATGTAGGTCCGGCGCCTTAGATTGTATTATTGATTCACGTTTTAATGGCTGTAAGCACTTTTGGATGGCGGCTATCAAAGACAAGCCAAAGAGCGAAAAGAGGCTTATTGAAAATATTAAATTGTATTCTCCTGAAGAAGATTTTACTCGCGAAGAAAAAATAGAGTATGTGTCCGACTTAACTGGTATGTTCCCATTTGATTTAGTGCTCACAAGGCAAATAAGAGATTCAATCGATCGTCACTGTGTTCCAGCGTTAGGCAATTGGGATAAGAACCTAGGTGTAGCTTGGTTTATACCTAGAGAGGTAATCCAGAAGAAGACTAAAAATGACAAACTTTATTGGATTGTTAAAGTTATTGATGATACATCTACCACCACTGCGATTAAATGCTGGGGTATAAAAGACACAGATCAGATTCATATTAACAGACCTTATGCGGCAAAGCTTGATTATAGCGAGGACTGGGGTTTTAGCACTAGATCAATTAGCCGCACTTTTAAATTATTAGGATAGCAAAAATGGGAAGTTTAAAAAGAAAGATTGCTAGAAATAAAGCTAAAAAAGAAAAAAAAGAATTTGAAAAAGTAATGAAACAACAACTGTTCATGTTCGATAAGCTCGGAAATGAGTGTTCAGCATGCAGTAAGCCTTATGATAAAAAGTCTAAGGAGCACGCGATGACTTGGAAAGTTGTTGTGAGAGAGAAAGAGGAAGTCGTGAGATTATATTGCCCTGAATGCTGGGACAAAGCGAACAAAATTATAGAGGAGTTTAATAATGATTTTAGAGTTCACAAAGACAACAAATGCGAAAGCACCAGAGAGAGCGAATCCAAGTGATGCTGGACTAGATGTATTTTATTGCCCATCTGATCCAGATATTTCAGCTGTGAAGATTGAGCCTGGAAAAAACATGATGCTTGGCACTGGATTAAAGTTTGGGATCCCACATGGATACATGCTGCAAGCGTGTAATCGTGGTAGCATGGGTGCAAAAAGATCTTTAATAGTTGGAGCGCACATCATTGATAGTGGCTATGATGGCGAAGTTTTTATTGACTTACACAATATCGGCAGTGAAACCCAGTTTATTGAAAAAGGTGCAAAAATTGCACAGTTAGTTCTTGTGCCCGTGGTGCATTTTAGAGTTAGAGAATGTGAATCGGATTTACTATATCATGAGGACATCGCTATCTCAAGTAGAGGCTCAAACGCCCTTGGTAGCACTAACAAACCAAGCACTAGTGTTGCAGATTTGGATATGAGGGATCAATATCCAAAAAAGTTTGGAACAATAAAAGATTATATTCCAAATGGATTCTAGGTGATAAAGATGAAACAAACTTATTCTTTTGATGATGTACTGTTAGTTCCACAATATAGTGATATTAATTCTAGATCTGAGGTTAATACAAAATGTAACTTAACTAATTTTGATTTTAGTTTACCAATAATCTCAAGTCCAATGGATACTATTACAGAAACGGATATGGCCACTACACTAAGCAACTCTGGCGCTCTAGGTATTATACATAGATATAACACCATACAAAAACAGGCACAGTTGGTAGTTGATGCAAGACTTCAGGGCTGTAAAAATATTGGTGCTGCAATCGGTATAGCTGGTGATTTTTTAGAAAGGGCAATTACAGTTGTTGATGTTGGTGCGAATATATTATGTATTGATGTTGCTCACGGCCACCATTCTATGATGCATAAGGCAATTAACACCCTCAAAGATAAATTTGGAGATCAAGTTCATATAATGGCTGGAAATGTTGCAACTCTAGAGGCTTTTGATGCTCTAGCCTCATGGGGCGCAGATTCAGTTCGTGTGGGCATAGGAGGGGGTTCAATTTGCTCTACAAGAATTGTAACAGGTCATGGAGTACCAACACTACAAAGCGTTATGGAGTGCGCTAAGAGCAGCTATGATACAAAGATAATTGCTGATGGTGGTATCAAAACTAGTGGAGATATAGTTAAGGCACTGGCAGCTGGTGCAGATTTTGTTATGATTGGATCCATGCTGGCTGGTACAGATGAGTCTCCGGGAGATGTACGTGTTAAACTTAATGGTGAAAAATATAAAGAATATCGTGGAATGGCTTCAAAAGAAGCTCAAAGAGATTGGAGGGGTAAAAGCTCAACACCAGAGGGTGTTGCAACCATGGTTCCTTACAGAGGATCTGTGGCTGATATTTTAGCAGATATAGAAGGTGGCATTAGGAGTGGTTTATCTTACACAGGCGCAAGAAATATTAGCGAGCTTCAAGCACGTGCAGAGTTTATTTTACAGTCAAGCGCCGCACAACTTGAAAGTAATACACACATCTTATGGAGAAATAAATGAGAGATCCAACTATTCCAGATTCTGATAAAAGAAAAAAGATAATGTTTTATGAGTCTTCAGAAAATCAAATTAAGTTAAAAATTAGATGTGATTATGATGGAATTACACAATCACAATTTTTTAGAATGATGATCTCAGGTTATATTAGTAATGATGAAAATATATATCAATTTATTAAAAAGTTTAAAGAGAACAATAATCTTCAGGGAGTTTCGAAAATTAAAAAAATAGAAAGTATGAGAAAAAATTCAAAAGAAATTGAAACTAAGTTTGCCTTAAACAATGATGAGCTGGAGAATATTTTTGATATAATTGAAATGGAGACGAACTTATGAAAGAGTGCTTATCAGCATGCAAGCGCTTGGATGTTAATTGTCCAGTTGTAGAGTGTAGAAATTGGATAAACTTTCCAAAAGAAAAAAATTGCCTTTTGGAGTCCGTTAACATCAATGGACCACTCACATTAAGACAGACTGCTGACAGACTTAAAATAAGTTTTGTTAGAGTTAAACAAATTGAAGATAAGGCTTTGAAAAAAATAAGTCATTTCTTTGAAAAAGAATCTATTTAGTTTGTGACGTAAAAGCTCACACAGGAGAAAAAAACATGAAAAAGCTTTTAAAAGAATCAGAAATACGAAAAATGATGAAGTTTGCAAACATTGGAGCTTTGTCTGATAGTTTTGTTAAAAAAATTAATGAAGCTGGATACTATGATGAAGAAGAAGTCGAAGAGATGGATTATGGCCTTGAAGGTCATGACCATGGTATGATGGAACAAGAAGATGATGAGCCAGATGATTTAGCTATGGACGCTCCGGGTGGTGATATGGATGCTCCAGGTGATGATATGGACGCTCCAGGCGGCGCTGAAGATGACGTTCTGCAGGCCGTGCAAACTGTTATTAAAGCTATAAAGGCTGGTTTGGAAGAAATGGGCATGGAAGCAGCTGCAGCGAAAATCGATGTAGAGCTTGAGGATGAGCCTGATGCTATGGATGATCCCATGGGTGATGAGCCTGATGCTATGGATGATGCTCCTGAGCCCCCTCCTGAGGGAGAGGATGATGATGCTGCTAGTCCTCCGGTGATGGAGGATGAACTTGACGAGGGCGCATACGGTGAAGGCGACGACGATCTTGAAGAGGCTGTCCATGCAAAAGAAGGCGACGACGATCTTGAAGAGGCTGTCCATGCAAAAGAAGGCGAGGAAGATCTTGAAGAAGCAATGGACGAAGAAGAGGATGAGGCAATGGTTAATGAGATTGTCCGTCGAGTCGCAGCTAGACTCATGAAGAGATAGAGTGAAAATTTAAAAGCTTTAAAGGCAGGCCACCAAGCCTGCCTTTTTTTTTGTTAAAAGGAGAAAAAATGAAAAAGTTTTCAGAGGAAGTTGAAGAGAAACAACAGGAAGGACAAGAAAATAATGATTTAGCAGCCATGCTGGGCATGGCGATGGATAGACCCGAAATGAGAGCGATCGCCATTTATGGTGATATTAATGAGGAGCGTTGTTCTGAAGCCATATATGGTTTATTAACCTTGGACGCGTCTTCTAAAATTATGGTAGCTGAAGAGGAAGGCGAACCTCCACCTTTAAGTGACCCAATCACTTTTTATGTTTCTTCTTATGGTGGTCAAGCAACTGAAATGTTTGCAGTTTATGATGTGATGCGTGATATCAGAGAAAGAACGCCGATAGAAACATATGGCGTTGGAAAGGTTATGTCTGCCGGCGTATTACTTCTAGCTGCTGGAACCAAAGGTGAAAGAAAAATTGGCAGACACTGCAGAGTGATGATACATGGTGTTGTAGCCGGCCAGCATGGACACATTGCAGATATTGAAAATGAATTTTCTGAGACAAAACAAACGCAAAAAATGTATGTCAAAGCTCTAGCAACCGAAACAGATATGACTGAAAGATACATTAAAAAATTAATGGAAAGAAAGACAAATGTATACCTAGATGCTGAAGAAGCAGTTAGTTTGGGAATTGCTGATATTATTGTCTAATTATATAGAGGTGCACCTATGAACGAAAAAGACTTTAGCTTTTTAAAAGAAAACTATTCAAATCAAAATTTAAATTTAAATTTTTTAATGAAAATGGTAGGCGAGGTTTTAAATGAAGAGATTGACCCATCTTCAGCTACTGTTACACCTGATGAGGACATTAGCATAAATTTACCAACCATAAGGATCACTGAGGCTTGGGGCCGTAAAGGTAATGATGATAGGCAGATAATTGAATCTTTTTGTAAAAGAATTCAGGGCAAAACACTTGCAGAAAAATTAACAAATATCAACAACACCCTCTCAGGCCAGGGCGCAACTAATGTTAGTGACTTACTGTCTTCAATGGTTATTGTTGAAATTTTATCAACTATCCTGGCTGATTTTACTGAATCAGCTGGTGGATTTATTTTTGAGGGCTTTCTCGCTGGCTTATTCGGTGGTGAGTCCATACAAATTACAAGCCCAGAAGAAATTGAGGGTATGGATGCAGCTGGAAAACCGATTACAGATGTTATTTTAAATGGCGTGCACTATTCTCTAAAACTACTTGGTCAAAAAACTGCAGTTGCTGGATCATTTAGAAATATGGTGGGGCATTTTGAAACTCTAGATCATGTCGTTTACTTAGATGCACGTAGAATTGATGGGGACCAAGGCTTAGAGTTTGGTGAATTCATAATTACTTTACCAAGGTTTTTAGATGTGTTCGTCACTCCTTTCTTAAGGCAAGTCACAACAAAAGGCGTTAAAATTGAAAATGCAGCGCAGCTTAAAAAGTTTTTAAAAAAATTAGACTCTGAGGGCAAGCCAGTTAAAACTATTGTTTTCGACAGAGCTGGATTTGCGCCTGAGCGACGGTCTGCAAAAAGTTTTGGATATTCACCAAAACAAGCTAGCTTCTTAACAGAAGAGCTTTTGCAGGAAGTGGGCGTCTCTGGCGAGGATCTAAAAAAGATTCTAGCTCGTGTTGTGCAAATGGAAGATGAGGAGCTGCAACAGTTTGCACCTTTTATACTTGATCACGCAGATAAAAGATTTGAGGGCACAAAAGCTGAAAAGCTATTTGGCTCAATGGCTGTTGTGGATATCTTAAAAAGAAATCTCCAATCTGGTGATAAAAAAGCAATCATTGATTCTCTTAAGCAGACACCGGGCTACAAAAGTAAAGAGCAGTTTGAATTTACTAGGAAACAAGCCGAAGAGATCTCAGGCTTTAAAGTTATTGGTACGCTGATGATAGGCGAAGAAACAATGAAGACTGTTTGGATGAACTATGCAAAAATTTTGCAGGAAGTTATTAATCCAATCTATAGCAATCTTCAAGAATTTACCAATAATGTTAACGCTTACCTTCTTGGTGCTGGTGATTCTGATCGTAAGTCTAGGGGCATACAGGCTGTTAGCGACGCTAAACAATTAGGCACAGCAACTACAAGGGCTATTGAAACTGTCAGCGCTGAAGAAAATGCTTAATTTTTTGGTTGACTTGTAATATAATGTGTTTATTCTATACTCAGAGAGGTATTTGTGTATAAAAAATTTGCAGATGGCGAAGAGCTACAGAAAAAAATATTATCCGGTGTTAATAAGCTAGCTGATAATGTTGCAGCAACACTGGGACCAAAGGGAAGAAATGTGCTTCTCTCAAAAAATGGCAAAAGACCTATTGTGACAAAAGATGGTGTCACGGTAGCAAATTTTGTTGATTTACAGGATCCTTTTGAAAATGCTGCAGCTCAACTTTTAAAGCAAGCAGCATTTGAAACAAACAATTTAGCAGGTGATGGCACCACTACCTCTACCGTGCTAGCAAGACAGATCTATGTGGAGAGTCAGAAATATATATTAGCAGGCAGCTCTCCAACTGAGCTTAAGAGAGGTATGGATAAAGCCACTGTTGAGGTAGTCTCAAAACTATCACGCTTATCTAAGCAAATCAGCTCTCAAAAAGATATTAAGCATGTTGCGACTATCTCAGCTAATAATGACGAGGCTATTGGTGAACTAGTGGCTTTAGCTGCAGAACAAGTTGGCCATGACGGTGCAATAACAGTTGAAGAAGCTAAATCATTTGACACTAGCTTAGATATGCTGGAAGGCTTTAGATTTCCATCTGGTTATTTTGCTCAAGCTTTTATTACCAATGAAAGAAGAAATGTAGTTGAGTACGATGATGTTTTAGTTTTTGTAACTGATTTTAAAATTGATAAAGTGCAAGATATTCTGCCTGTACTAGAGATAGCTGCTCGCGATGGTCGACCTTTTATAATTGTTGCAGAACAAGTTGAGGGACAAGCATTAGCTGCGCTAATTATGAACACTGTCAGAGGATCAATGAAAGTTGCAGCGGTTCAAGCTCCATTTTATGGTCAAGAAAGAAGACAAGCAATGGAGGATCTTTGTTTATCAATAGGAGCTAATTTTGTCAGTAGAGAATCTGGTAGAACTTTAGCAGAAGTTGTTTTGTCAGACTTTGGTGTGTGCAAGAAAATAGAGATTTTTAAAAATCAAACCACTTTTGTCGGAGGCAACGCAGATTGGGAAAAGATTGATCATAAAATTGAGGGCTTAAAGTCTGAAATTAAACAAACTGATGATATGGATGAGTGTCGTAAGATACAGAATAGAATTACAAGGCTCAATAGCGGCGTAGCAATTATTAAGGTTGGTGCACCTACAGAAGTTGAGATGGTAGAAAAAAAACATAGGATTGAAGATGCGCTTGAGGCTGTTAGATCTGCACAAGAGGAAGGTATATTACCAGGGGGAGGCGCCGCCCTTCTAAAGTGTCAAGACTTTATTTTAGAGGTTGATAACTCAGATCAAAATTTTGGTGTTGAAATTATTAGATCTGCGCTAGAAGCACCTGCTCGACAAATAGCATATAATGCAGATCAAAGTGGTGACATTGTGGTACAAGAGATCAAAAAAGCTGACAGTGATAGTTACTTTGGTTGGAATTTTAATAATAATAAAATTGAAAATTTATTAGATGCTGGGGTTGTAGATCCAGCAAAAGTTACAAGAGTTGCACTAGAGAACGCTGTCTCTGTTGCATCCACTATGATAACAACTAGCAACGCTATTACGGAGATTGATAATGAGAGTTAAAATTAGTCATACTGTTGACTACGATGATGTGCCTAAGCATGCGCAAAATTTAGTGTCTGATATTAAAAATAATTTAAATATTGGATGCGAACAAGTTAGTTTTAGACCAGATGATGTACAGCAAATGATGGTTAATTGCCAAAATGCTTTAGATAAAATTAGTTTGGCTACAAGTCAAATTCAAGATCTTTTAAGTATTACTGTAGGGTGGGTCGACGCAGCCAACCAAGGTTTTGATCTTGAAGATGATGAAGAAGAGCAAGGAATAGCAGATGAATAATTTTTGTGTTGGAGAGCTAATCTATGTTCCTTCACAATCCATGCTGTACAATGATTCAAAAACACACAAACTTGAAGAGCCGACAAATTTATTAATTATCGGAAAAAATAACTCAAAATATGAAGTTTTTTACAATGGCCTATCTTGGTTTTTAGATAGGGCTGATGCTTATAAAATAGGAGAAAAAAATGATTAAAATGGTAGAAATTTATAGCCTACCGAAAGCTTATGATGCAGAGCTGGAAACATGTAAAAGTGCCTTTTCGTTGAGAGAGATTTATGTTAACCCTAGACATATTATCATGATGAGGGAAGATGAAGCAATGACTGTAACGGCTACAAAATCTGATGTAATTCCTGGCATGACAAAAAGTGCAAAATTCACAGAGGTGCTTTTATCCACGCCGGGTGGTCGAGTAAAAAGCATGACGGTGGTTGAAGATATGAAGAATATTTCTACAATGTGCGCAGGATAAACAATATGAAATATGTCCTATTTGTAAAAGACAATTGCCCTTTTTGTGTAAAGGCGATTGAACTATTAGAGTCAAAAAATCTAAATTACAGTGTGATTAATTTTTTGCCAGACCAGCATGGTGTTTTGAGTGAAATAAAGCACGCCTTTAATTGGCAAACAGTGCCAATGATTATATTAAAAGATGGAAAGCAAACTAAATTTATAGGTGGTTATACAGATCTAGCAGAAGAATTAGAAAATGAGTGAACAAAATACCAATATGTATACTCTACCTGTAGAGTATGCTTTTGAGCAACTTATGACTGCTGATGAGCAGATATTAATATCTAAAGATCTTATGAAAGATTTTTTAAGCTCAGACGATAAAAAACATGATTTATTAATACCCTTGCTGGTGGAATCTATGTGGGCTAATTTTTCTATTTTGAAGATTTTAGAGCTTTTTATGGAGGATCCAGTGATAGAGAACAACCCTGATACCGGTGAAGAAGAATATGTGCTAAGCGAAGGCACACTTCAAGCATTGCAAGTTTTGGTCGTTAATAGACATTATATTAATAGAGATCTGAGCAAGTATTCTTTTTATATGGGCCTTCATTAGTATGCTATACGGTGTTTTATTATTTATGCTGGCTAACATTTTAGCTTGGTTTCAGTTTAATTCTCAGTTTGTATGGTCTTGGTTCCAAGATAAGCCGGTTATAACTTGCGCTATATTTTCTTTACCAATGTCAATATTATTTTGGCATGCAATAAAATATATTGTTGATGATACTGGTGAGCTTTGGACGTCTAAACTAGTTGGATTTGGTGTTAGTAATATAATCTTTGGTATCATGACTTGGTTTTTCTTAAACGAAAGTATGTTTTCTCAAAAAACATTAATATCTCTTTTTTTAGCATGTTTGATAATAGCAATACAAATTTTTTGGAAATAATGCTTGACTATAAGTTATCAGTGCTTAATATTAAAATGATGGTGCTTTATGGCCATCAAACATAACTTGCTATAATAGGAGAAAATTGTTATGACTACTTTAACTACATACCGTCCAAATCTTTTAGGGCGAGGCGTCTTTGACGATATTTTTGATTCAATGTTGGACTTTCCGCAGCTAATGCAAAGGACGACACAAGGCTATCCTGTAGCCGACATTTATAAAAATGATGATGGCTCAACAACTTTAGAGTTTGCTTTGGCAGGCTTCGATAAAAATGAATTAAGTGTAGAGGTTAAGCCAGAAGAGCGCACTATTACTGTCTCTGCACGGTCTGATACTGCAACCCAGACACAGCGACGTATCGCTCGTAGAAGTTTTAAGAAGACTTATGTAAATTATGATAATAATCTGGACTTAACAGCTGCAAAGGCAGACTATGAAAATGGTTTATTGACCATTAGTTTGCCTACCAGGCCTGAAGCGCAAGCGATTAATGTTAAGATTGATTAACAAATAAATCGTTTTGGCCCTCCAGTTTTATATTTATATTATAGACTGGAGGGCTTATGCAATTTGTTAGCGACAGAAGTAAATTAAATAAAGCCTGTAAACCATGTCGAAGCGTCCCAGACGGAATGGCCATTGGAAATCGCTTACTTGAGGTGCTCTCGCAAACAAATGATGGCGTCGGCCTTGCTGCAAATCAAATAGGAATTGACTCAGCGGTCTGCGTTATTAAAGTTAAGAAGCCAGTGATTTTAATCAACCCTGAAATTGTTGGAAAGTTTGGAAAAAGTTTTTTTCAAGAGGGTTGTCTTTCATTTCAAGGTGATTATGTTTTAACTGAACGTTGGACAGACATAGTTGTAACTGCCGATAACCACAAAAATCAACTTTTCTTTTCTTTTAAGAATAATGCTTTAGAGTGTGTTTGTGTGCAGCATGAAATTGATCACCTTAATGGAATTACAATGTTCGACAGAGCCGTAGACAAGGAGTTATTCAATGGCCAGTATTAAAAATAAAGTTAGCACTAGTTACCCAAAGAAAAAGACCACAATTGGTTCTGGTACATATTCTAAAAAGCCTCACTCTGGTGGTGAAACTTTTTATGATGGCAGCAGATCTGGGAGTACACCAAGTCGAGCAAGACGTCGAAAAAAACCTTATAGGGGACAGGGAAGGTGACTAAAGAGCACAAGCCTTTATGGGCGCCTCAACCATCTGTTGAGGATGAAATAAGAATGTACGAAGAGTGGGTTCGAAAAAAAGAGCAAGCTGAAAAGCAAAAAAAAGACGAGACCCCGCACGTGATTGTTGTTGATATTTAGGAGTAATATTAATGAAAGTATACGTTCCTGATAAAAAAGTGAATGTTATTAATGAGGTTATGCAAGATCTCTATATGTTAAAAAAAGCAATTGACTATAATTCTGGCACTCCTGATAATAGGATGTCAATGGTCGACAACATAAGAGATAAGTTAAGAACTTTACTATCTGAGCTTGATAATTCTTAGTTTTAGTGCGTAGTAGCTCAGTTGGTAGAGCAGGCGGCTGTTAACCGCCGGGTCACAGGTTCGAGTCCTGTCTGCGCAGTTTTTTATCTTCAAAAGGAGTTTATATGAAGATGTTAATGACAGTGCTAGCTGTATCGCTAGTTTTTGTAGGATGTAGCGACTCAGATGAGCCAGTTGTTTCGGAGCAGGAACAAGAGGTTGTATCTGATGTGGTTGAGGAAGTCGACGAGGAAGTTGTTTCTGATGTTGATTCTGTTGATGATGTTTCTACATTAGATGTAAATGTAGAGGAGGAAGATGCAGATGTCAGCGTTGAGGAGGGTCCTGACGTCAGTGAAGAAGAGTCAGAGCAGTTAGATGAAGATCCAACAAGCTTTAGGAGCAATCCTGATCCAGGCTCACAGTTCTTCAGTCCTGAAGTTCCTTAATCCACCGGGCGCTATGCGCCCACTTTGGCCGAGTGGTGGAATTGGCATACACAACAGACTTAAAATCTGTCGCCCAATTGGGCTTGCGGGTTCGAGTCCCGCCTCGGCTACCATTAATGGAGAGATAGTGAAATACTTTTTAATTTTAGTTATTATATTATTATCAGGATGTCGAGTACCGTATCCATCAGTTGGCTTTGGTGCTCCAAAGTGGAAGCAAAAATGTGTTACTGAGTATCAGTGTTATGGCAAAAGTAATTGTCGCACTGTGCGGACTTGTTATCACAATTAATTACACGGGCCTTTAGCTCAGCGGTTAGAGCCCCCCGCTCATAACGGGGTAGTCCTCGGTTCAAATCCGAGAGGGCCCACCAAACATAAGAGGAGGTAATTATGTATAATCTAGGATACGCGTGTGTCAACATGAGCTTATCTTACCCACGTGAGTGGGGAGACATGCCACGTGGTACACAGAGGGTTACAACCAATCGCAGTATGATACGCAAAACTTTTGATGCCAAAGGCTTGCCTTATGCCTCTGAGCTAGCGCTAGCTAACTGCCAGGATTTGTTGAAAATTTTGCAATGGAATGAGTCGAGAGGCATTCGTTTTTTTCGTATTTCATCAAATATGTTTCCTTGGGCTTCTGAATATCAGATAAAAGATCTACCTGATTTTGCTGATATTTGCTCTGCACTTCAGGAGGCTGGTGACTTCATTGAGGATCATGGCCACCGCATCACATCACACCCAGGACCATTTAACAAACTAACTTCACCTCGTGAGGAGGTCATTTCAAATACTATTCGTGACCTAGATATTCACGGTGAAGTATTTGACATGTTAGGTTTGTCACGCACACCCTACAACAAACTAAACATTCATGTTGGTGCTCACTACAATGACAAGCCCATGGCTCTCGCTAATTTCAATCGTAATTTTCACCGTCTATCTGAAGCAGCTAAGTCGCGACTCACTGTGGAGAATGATGACAAAGCTTCGCTGTACTCAACAAAGGAGCTGTATGACGGCGTGTACAAAGAGATTGGCATACCAATCGTATTTGATTATCACCATCACAAGTTTTGTGACGGAGGCCAAGATGAAGAGGAGGCTCTGCTCACCGCATGTATGACCTGGGGTGATATCCGACCGGTAGTACATTACTCACAGTCGCGTGCTGTTGAGCACAACAATCCAAAAATTAAAGCTAACGCACATTCAGATTCTTACTGGACACCAATTAACCTTTACAATCTGGACTTGGATGTTATGTTAGAGTGTAAGCACAAAGAGATTGGGCTTTACAAAATGCGTGAGCTTATGGAGGCAGCATGAAATTTGCACGATGGTATAAAAGAACTTTTAATTACAAATCAACAGAGAGGTCAGCAGATGCAATGCTGCTGACACTAATTTTATCAGGGTGGTTTGTGTCACTTGCAGTTTACCTTATGGTAAAATAATTGTTATGCGCCCGTAGCTCAGCTGGATAGAGCAACGGCCTTCTAAGCCGTAGGTCACTGGTTCGAATCCAGTCGGGCGTGCCAAACGAGGTTTTTATGATTGATGAAGAATATTTTGAAAAATGGAATCCTAACGTAAATTACCGCGATAATCCTCATCTTTATAACATTGGAAGAGGACAGCAGGGTGTTCTTATATGTGAGCCCTACAAGTCAGAAATTTGTGCACATTGGCGTTTTAAAACACCAGAGGAGGCTACGTTTTCCAGCGCACATATCCTTAAAATGTTTCATGATTATATTAGGTGTGGAGATTTTGTGGGTGCTGATATGGCAAAGAAATTTTTACATATGGGATTTACACGGGCAAGAAGATACGCTAATCATCGCGATGGCAAAAAATACGATTCAGATGGATCAATTATTCCACAGGAGCCTGATGCCATGGTGTGTGACAAAGCTGTGTCCGCGATTATTTTTCGAGAGGCTTGGAAAAAAGCCAGAGAAAATAAAGAATACTTACGAATGAAACAATTACATAAGGAGATACAAAATGAAAGATAATTTATATTATAAGGCAGCTTTATCTCATTTCCAATCTAAGGCTGATGAGGCAAAAGCGGTGTTGGATACATACCTTAATGATTCAGTAGGCATTGGAGAACACTCTAAGCTATTGGATGAGATCACACACTGGACAAAGGTCTTGGCTGAGGCGGAGGAGTGCCTGACGACGTTAGAAAATTATTCAAAAACTATTTAATATGTGAGGGTTGGAAGCCTAGTGATACTTAACGTACATTCTCATTTTACCAATGGGATTAAGGATGTAATAGGTATACCCTTCAATGAAGTGGGAATTGTGCTTGACTATAGATGTGGTGTTTGTACAGTTATATTTCCAGCGCTAAGTGGCAAAATTACTAGTCTTATAGAGCAAGATTTAGAAATAATAAGTGAGGTAAAATGAAAGGCAATAAGCTCCTATTTTCAAAATATAAATCTGAAAGAGTCAAAGGCTATAGAAAGCTTTTAAAAAAACAGGACAAAAGCTATAAACCACCATCTGATATCATTAGAGATATTAGAGAGGCCATGGAAGCACAAGGCTTTGACACTTCTAAAGAGGAAGTTGCTGCTTACCTTAAGGCTTCATATGCAGCTTTTGATCGCAGGTATTATCTTGAGAGGAAAAAATGATTAAGACTGTTGAATTATATGACGATGGCATTGGCCGTGTCGACTATGTTTCACATATGGGCTCAGACCTTACTGTTGTTAACTCTGCTAGGGTTAGCTTTGGCGTTGAAAAACAAGAGCTAGATGATAAGGATAAAAAATTAATCCGCTATCTAATCAAGCATCGCCATACCTCTACACTAGAGCACAACTTAATAACATTTAGATTTACAGTGCCGCTTTTTATTAGATCACAACATCATCGGCACCGCACTTGGTCTTATAACGAGATTAGCCGGCGCTACACTGATATAAATCTTAGATTTTATGAGCCTAAACAATTTCGCACCCAGCACAAAAGCAATAGGCAAGCTTCTAACAGTGAAGAGTTAATCAATCCCATAATTAATGAAAACTCTGTGCATGGTGGTCAATCTGTTTCTTATTTAGTTTGCAAGCATCATTCGGAAAGTCTAAGTCTATATGAAAATCTAATTAGTTCTGGTGTTTGTCGCGAGCAAGCACGTGGAGTTTTACCACAGAATCTTTACACAGAGTATTATGGCACAGTTAACTTATCGAATTTATTAAAGTTTGTTGATTTAAGAACACACGAGGGCGCACAATGGGAAATTCAAAGAGTGGCTCATGCATGTCTGGAAATTGCAAGGGGATATTTTCCTATAACGATTGAAAGCTATATTGAGAGTAAATCTAATGGATGATTTTAAGCCAGCGTTATATTTCTTTATATTTGACTTAGCCATAATTGTTATTATGGTTTTATTGTACGAGAGTTGCTATTAAATAATTCTCAAGGCTATTTATTATAAGATGTATTTACCACTTTCGGGATACAAAATTAAAGATAAACTTGAGGAAAAAATGAAAGTTAACTCTACAAATTCTACCCATCAAGCTCAGCCTGCGTCTCGCGCTCAGCAGGCGGGACAAGAAGAAAATAAAATTCAGCAAGATAAAAAGCTGTCGAATCAACAAAAGCAACAAGATCATGTGACCAGCGAAAAATTTAATAGTCACAGCTCAAAGTCTGGTATGAGCACAGAGGACTTTATAAAATTACATAATTCTAACGCTGAAAATATGGCTGAAGCAATAAAAGATGTCATGGCGCTTAAGGCACTAGAGAAGACACTTGATGTCATCGAGAAGATTGTGTCAGATTGACTGATGGAAGTAGGAGATCTAGTAAAAGATAGAGTTGTCCCAGACTCCCGAGGTATAATTATAGAAGTTAAAACTATGAGGCACAAAAAATCTCACAACATGTACATAACTTACCTTGTGCATTGGTTTAATACGGGCGTGCAGTCCTCCCACGGCCCAACTTCTTTGGTTCTATTAAAATAATAAACTATTTAATATTATGAAGAAACAGAAACTTTTAGATGGTCGTAAGGGCCATGAAGTTAAATCTCTCATGGAGAATGTCTTAAACGAAATATCTTATGAGTATGCCGAACATGTCGAGGACTTCCTTGACAATGAAGGTGGTTATAGTCACTTGCCTTTTGGTGACTTGTTTGGTAATCAATCTAGAATTGTTATTCCATTCGGACAGGCCATAAATCCTAGCTCTGAAATATATAGAATTATGCGTTGGCTTGAGAGCCAAGGCTATGAAGTTGACTTTAAGACTGGTCTAGCTTCAAAAGAGTTTGAGAGTTACACTGGCAATCCAAATGACCCGAATACCAAAAAGGTTATGCGGATGAAGCAGCAGAAGATTGGTAAAGTTTTACAGCGCGCATATGACTTATCTATGAAAGTGACTAATACGCAAGCCGATCTTTACAGTATGCGCCGCGCTTTTTATGAACGCAATCCTGATCGTCAGCAGGCAGTGATGCGTGATGATGAGCTAGAGAAAGACCCTGGTTTTGTTAAAGCCACCAAAGCGTTTCGGAAAGCCGAGGAAGACTATCAAAAACATTTTTCGCGTGCTACGCCTTATCCTAGTATGCTGCAGAACTACGTTGAGTATTGGAATAAGAACTCTAGATACTTTCGCGAGAACCCTGAAGAAGCTTTTGTAGATTATTCAATTGTTATCTCAAGGCATCCGGTTGACGTGCTTAGAATGTCAGACCACAGGAACATACAGTCTTGTCACTCTGAGGGTAACTCGCACTTCCATTGTGCCATCAAAGAAGCAAAGTCGGCAGGTGCGATCGCATATATTGTAGAGACCCAAGACCTTGATGACGTTGATATTGAAGATGACAACGAGATTTTTGAGGATAGGGATCGAGATGTTGATGGCATTGAGCCTGTTGGTAGGACGCGCCTGCGTAGGTTTGACAAAACTGGCACGTTTACATCTGAAGAGAAATATTCGCTTCTCATACCTGAGAAAAGAATCTATGGTCAAGATATGGCAGGTTTCTATGAGAAGATTCGTGACTGGGCTTTAGAGTCGCAGAAAGATAAATGGTCTCAAGCTTTGGTGCACGATGTTGAACGTGAGACCGATGAGAACCCTGACCCTATGAAGATGGACCCTGATTATCTACGTGATTTTGTCTACATGGGTGGTGAATATCAGGATACAAACTCTAGAAGCATGTTTAAAAGTTTCTTTGCAGATCACGGCGGCGCTGACTTTGAGCATGCATCTGGTGGAAGATACGGCGATGATGAATCACAGGAGCGCGATTTCATACAAGGTCAGAATATTGAGTATTACATAGATCAGATTAATGATGTTGTCGATTCGATGGAGAGAGCAGCCCGTGACGCAGCATATAATTTAGACGAGGACCAATTTTTAACAGAGATGCATTATGAGGTTGTGGATCCTCAAAATTTTGAAGAGTGGACATATTTAGCCACCAATGAATTAGCTGAATATTACGATGCTTGGCAGGATCAGTATGATATGTACCCAATCGTCACAGGCCGTGCGACTTTATCGGTAAGAGTTCAACTAAATGGCCCCGAGGCTGATGATTTTGATGCATCAGAGGCTTTAGCTCGTGAAATTATTGATGAAATTGATATGTACACGTCTGGTTATGTATATGATTATGAATTGGAAGAGGACTATGCTGGCTTTGTAGAATTAAACATAAGGATTGAAGTGGGTGGATCAGCCGATGAGTTTGAGGGTTTTTGTAGTGACATTAGTGATGATTTAAAAAAAGAACAAATTTATAGACAGGGCATGATATCAGTGCTGCAACATTACGGCTTCGCGAAGCCTGGTTTTAGTGATGTGCTACAAAAAGATATACAAGAGGAGAGAGAAAGTTTCCAAAAGTTTATTCTTCAGTCAGACAATGGTGGTGGCTACACATTAATCTACCCAATGGAAATGGATGCGTTGGTTGATGTTGAGGATGGGGAAGAAGATATTGAAGTGCCAGCAGGACGTATGCCCACCATGGAGTTGCTCCATGCAAAATATGGTGACGTTTACAAACTACAGAATCGCTATACACCTGTTTATTCCTCTAAAAAGTTTACTGTTCAGATTATACGCAGGATGGCAAAGTTATTTGGTCAGGCGCATATGTCTGCGAAGAGGCAGCTTAAGCTGCCGCTAAGTGAGCAAGAAGAATCAGAGAGAGAAATTACAGTTGAGGACATCCAAGATTATATCACTCCAGGTTTTACGCTCGGATTCGCGGATATTAAATATGAAAAAGCATCTGGTCGCGGCAAAGAAACAATAAGCGACTACACTCCAAAGGTTGGCACTCCTATCAAAACTACACTAGCCGTCGTTAGATTTACGCTAGATGATGAGCCGCATTATGACTTATCTTTTGAGAGGACTGAAGAGCTTTTTAAAGCATCAATCAACTTTATAAAGATGCTTGATTCAGATATTTCTTTACTCACTGAGGAGATCGCTGGAGTTTTGCAGACGCTATCACCAAAGCAAGAGCAGACACACGCCGATAAAGGCTTAAAAATCAAGGCCTTATTCCAAGAAATATCTGACTTAGGCAATAAAATTGATGATGAAATAGATGCATTGGTCAAACTCTATCGCGATGATCTAAGCAAAATAGATAATCTTCGTATAAATCCTGAAAGATTACAGTCTGTTACAGCTTGGTTTGGCAGCACTTCATCTAGCCCACCTCCGAGAACAGGCAAGGTCAAGCCATCGAAGTGGTCTATCAGAGCCCTCGGCACACGCCTTCAGTATCGAACAGGGGTTTTTAAGGCCTTTAAAGACACAATGATGGAGCAGTATGTTGAGGACAGGCTGGATATCTTGGATGATCTAGAGCGCATAGGCAATGATATTCGTAATATGGACAATCCAAAAAAATGGGGAGAGCTAACTGACCAGCATTATAATGGGTATCGAGGCGCAATCAAAAGAATGCTTAATCGCTGGAACGCTCTCCAAACTGTTGAGGAGTTAAGTAGGTTATTTGAATCAGTGCCTAACTTAATGAATTTAATAAACAATCAGCTTAATGAATTTTTTGAATCCAAATAGTTTTTTACTCGTCTAATCATGTTGCTATTGTTTATTTGTCACACAAGGAAGGGGTTATGATTGTTGATGTAGTTGTTGGTCTCCAACATGGCGATGAGGCAAAGGGAAAGATTACACACCAGCTTTGCAGAAACTATGATTATGATTATGTGCTTAGGTTTAATGGCGGTGGCAATGCTGGCCATACAATCTATCACAACGGGCAAAAGTTTATTACTCACTATATTCCCGCTGGCGTATTTCACAACGTCACAAGTATTCTTGGCAATGGCTGTGTGGTTAACCCACAGCATTTTCTCCAAGAAATGCAGGAGTTAAGTGATGCTGGCATTGACACTAGCTTGGTAAGGATTGCAGCTAACTGTCATATCATCACTGATGAGCACTTAGAAGAGGATGGCCGAGATACAAAGATTGGCACTACAAAACGAGGCACAGGTCCAGCCTATCGTGATAAATATAATCGCACAGGCTTGAGAGCCAAAGATATTGCCGAGTTGCAGCCGTACATTGTTGATTTGTATAAAGTTTTTCATTCGCAAAGAGATGTGCAAATCTTGTGTGAAGGCGCTCAAGGTTTTGAGTTGGATGTTGATTGGGGAGATTATCCTTACGTTACATCAAGCCACACCACATCTGCATCTGCCTTGCTAAATGGTATCCCACCACAAGCTATTCGTCACGTGTGGGGTGTGGCAAAGGTCTATGACACTTATGTCGGCACCAAAAGTTTTGAGCCCGATGACGACGTGTTCAAGACTATGCGAGAGGTCGGTGAAGAGTATGGCGCAACTACCGGCAGACCAAGACAATGCAACTGGCTAAACCTTGATAATCTTATTAAATCTTTGGCTATCAATGGCGTTACACACCTTGTGTTCAATAAAACTGATGTGCTTGAAAAACTTGAAGAATATAGGCTAATCTACAACGATGAGGTCTTAAACTTTAATAACCTCG